GAGGTTCTTGTAAGAAAGGCATCGATTCAGGCGATGTTTCCCATCCAAGGCGATCCCGACTTTGCCATCAATGTGGTATCGAGACCGGAGTTTCGGATTCTGAAGTCTCCTCCCACACAACCTATGGACACAGATGCCGACTTTAAACGTGTGTCCAAAACACAATGTGGGGCCTTTGAGAAGTACCTTTACCAATACATTGCTGCTCAATACCTTGCATCCCGCACTCCTTACCGGTCTTTGCTATTGTACCATGGTCTTGGGACAGGCAAGACCTGTTCGGCCATCACCTTCGCCGAGGCCTTTCTAAAGACACATAGGGTGAGGGGATCGACCGAGCCCTTTATATGGGTCGTGGCATCCCCAGCCTTGCAACGGTCGTTTACGGGCGAAATCTATGCAGCTGCCAAGCATGCCAACTCGGGAAGCGGTGCATGCACGGGAGACCTTTACACACGCTTCTTTCCGAATGCAGATGCACTCGAGCCTGCCATTCTAAACCGCCGCATGAAGATACTCATCGAGTCGCGCTATCGCTTCTTTAGTTATGACGGGCTTCAGAGCATGCTTGCCACAGGTGCTACCATTAAAGACAAGGTAATCATCGTCGACGAGGCCCACAATGTACGCAACGACATTTCGGCATTTGCGGCGGCATTGCGTCGCGGAACAGGCAATCGTCTTCTCTTGCTTTCGGCGACACCTATGTTCAATGAGCCCGCAGAAATACTCGGCCTCATGAACCTAATGTTGGCAAATGATGGCAGGTCGACGCCATTTGCGGATGGAGTCAAGTTGTTCAGGTCCGCCAAGGGTCGTAATTTGGAGGTCTTTGCACAATTAGAGCAGTTGACGGCCGAATATGTATCGTTCCTCAAGGGCGCCAACCCCATTACCTTCGCGCCCCGCCTTTCACCTAGTGTCAATGGACAAACCATGCTCACGGTCGAGCAACGGGATTGGGTGAGCCACATTCGCGACGGTGTGGTGCCATCGGTCCTTGGAAATATTCAAAAGAAATGGTGGATTGAGCACATGCCGAAATATGCCAAGGTGGCATTAGGCGTCGACGTTCCAAGCGAGACCGCCGCTCAAACCCAGCTCATGCAAGGCACCAACATTACATACCCAACAGGCACGATAGGCCGCAAGGGTTTCTTTCAACTCTTCAAGAGCATCGAGCGACCCGATCTTAAAAGCTTGCATGTCGAGTATGCGGTGCACGCAAATGCATTGCGTCCTAGCCATGGTCTTGAAGCATGCGCCGCCAAGTTGCAGCGCATTGTAGACTTCATACAGCACGCGGAAGGCATCGTTATGGTGTACAGTGAATATGTGTGGAGCGGAGTGGTACCTCTTGCCATCGCTCTCGAGCACATTGGGTTCAGCCGCTATGGCGAAAACAATCTCCTAGGGACGGGAGGAGGTGCCACAATCGCACGCCCAAAAGGGGTGGCGAAGGGCCTATCCTACGCCATCTTGTCTGGAACATCGGAGGTCATGGGCCGCCGTTCGATCGCCGAGTTGCTCACCACAGTCAATGCACCGGAGAACCGCGGGGGCGGAACCATCAAGGTTGTGCTCTTGACGCAAATTGCAAGCGAGGGCCTCACATTAAAGAACGTGCGTGAGGTTCACATTGTAGAGCCGTGGTATCATTTACATCAGATCGAGCAGGTGATTGGTCGTGCCTTGCGTACATGCAGCCATCAAGGTCTTGAGCTTGAGGATAGGAATGTGACTGTTTACTTGCATTGTGCGGTCGAGGCACTTGAGGCCGCCGGACGGCAAACACCCGACGAGCACGCCTATGAAATATCGAGTCGCAAGGAGGGACAAGTTCAGATCGTGGAACAAGTTTTACGGAACCGTGCTATGGATTGTGCATTAAGTTTCAATGCCAACTACATCCCAAAGTTATTGTTTGGGTTCAAGGCGACCTTGCGGACATCACAAGGCACCAGGCTTGAATGGACCTTTGGGGATGATGCGACCCAAAGACCAAAGTGCAAAACGCATATATCCGAGGAAACGGCTGTCGTGGCATCAACGTTTGGTGATGAGATCGTCATGCCGACAGCATTGGCACGTTTGACGGCACTGATCGCTCAAAAGCTGACCTCTCCGGTTTTACGCATGCGTGTGTCAAGCATTGAGAAGGCACTCAGGCTTCCACTGCACATTGCTCGCCTCGCCATTGCAAAAGCCATTGACACACCCGATTTTATGGCGGGTCACATTATTGCCCTTCATGGAGACACGATGGTTGTCATGAAAAAGGGCAATAGGCAACCCGGCGAACGGTTGCTCATCACACGTCCACTTGAGAGCATTGATGTTGCATCGACTAGCCAACAGGTCATAAATGCGGTCGCGCCCCCGTCAATGGACGTTTTATTGCGTCAACTCGAAATACTGCCCGATGATGTCATTGCCGCCAAGTTTTTGTTGTTCAGCATCATGACGCGTCGGACATTCATTGGGCTTGTTGAAGGTATTGTGAAGATGAAGGTAATGCCTGCTGCGTTGGAACGAGTGTCCCGCATGTTTATCGAGGAGGGCATTATAGTGAAAGGCAACTTCAATGGCTATATTGACGTCTTCACCCCTCGAAAAGAGCTAGACATATACGTGTATTATGCGAAGAGAGACACATTTGAGCGTGCAACGCAGGCACAAACAGATGCGCTGCGTGCCACACGTGTGTTCATAGACATTCCAATGGAAGTCAAAGAACTTTCCTCGGTCGTCGGCTACTTTGCACTCAAGCGTGACCAACGGCGCACGGAGACCGATGCACACCTTGACTTTCACTTGCTCATGCCAAAGACGTTGAAAGGCGATCAACGAGGGGCTCTTTGCGAAACACGTAGCATTCCCGACCTGAAAGTTTTGTTGAATGCGGTGGCTCCAGGCTTATATGACACTCTCGATGCCGCGACACGTGAAAAGCTCGACAAACGAAAGCAGATGTGTGGAGCCATTGGGCAAGCGCTGGATCGGAAGGCAGGGCGGTTGCAGATGATGTACCCACCCTTTTGGAAAGTTGACCCCAAAAAATGATTTAAAGACTCGCTTCATATTGTAAGAAGAGGCTGGCCGAAGCCGCACATTTTGAGTACACAATGGCGGCAACCAGCATGTACTTCCCGATCCGGTTCAAGACGCACGTGCAATTGGCACCATCTGAGCTCACAGAATCGTTCGTTGAAGTTATTGCTTCCAAGTTGAAGGCAAAGTTTGAGGGCGTTTGTTCACGCTTCGGCTACGTCAAGCCCGGGACCTTGGCCCTCGCGTCTCGGTCTGCAGGTTCCTTCATGAAACCGCACTTCAACGGGCACACGCGGTTCGAGGTGTGCGTCATGGGTGATGTTTGCAACCCGACGACAGGCATGGTGGTGGACGCCAAGGTCAAGGCATCGAACAACCTGGGTGTGGTTGCGGACAGCGATGGCATCTTAGATATTCTGATTCCACGTCGGAGTGCGGGCATTAGCAGCGAGGTTGACCTCGATCGTCTAAAGGTGGGTGATGACATTCTGGTCGAGGTGCTTGGGAAGCGCTATCAACTGAAGGACTCCAAGATCTCGATCATCGGCAGGGTCGTCAAGGAACGCAAGAACCCCTTGTATTACACCGAGATCTTGGATGACGGAGGCTCCATCGATGGTGGTGCAGAGGGTGAGGAAGGAGATGCCGAGGATGTGTCGACCATTGCGGGCGATTCCGAGAGCGAGGACGAAGAAGATGGGGTGAAAACTGCGGCTCCGAAGACAGTGCTGTCTGCGGATGCTAAGAAGCTCTTGGCGGCATTGCGTCCAGAGGGCGGTAAAAATGAGGATGCTGGTGTTGACGAAGAGGAGGAGGAGGAAGAAGTTGGCGATGAGGAGAGCGAGCCCGATGATGATTGGCCTGAAGACGATTAAAGAAGCCTTTCACACATTTAAACTACATTTTTGTACAAGTTTTCCGTGCCTTCTCATCCATGCAAGTGCATGAAGAAGCGCATCCGCTAGGTCGTCTTTTTTCTTGCTCGCAATGAACATATGCGCCCACTCTGATTCGGATCCAATGTAAGCATGTGTATATGCTACGGCTGCCGTTTTGTTCCATTTGTAAGACCCCGTCTCACCCTTTGCGCCGGTCGGCTCGTGATCATGACCCACCAGCTTTTGCTTGGCGCTCACCAAGTGCACACTCGCTACAGCTTGCATGCTTACCGCCCAATGCTTGCGCAACATGAAGTACGTTTGAATCCAAGTTTGTACAGTTTTCATGGTTCCGTTTATGCGAGAGGGCTGGTTCTCAATGATGACTTCCAACTCTGCAGTAGGAGCGCTTTCTTCGAGTTCCTCAACGAGCTCGTCGAGATGATTAAACAACGTCAACATGAGTTGTTCTTGGGGCGGTTTAGTCTTTCGCTCCTCCGGCATCAAAGGAAGCAAGCGCCATGCATGCACGATACCCGTTGTGGGGCAATTTGCGCTCAAGCTTACAACAGCTACAGCGAGGTTTTTCATACCGATGTCAAATGACACTATAAGATTATCCATGGCGACTTTCCTTTGATTCCAAAGTATCACTACTTGATGTTTTAAGTGGTGTATTTGCGCTCGTATTATGATGGATGGTGATGTGTCTCAGAGCGCTTCCATACAAGCTTTGTTAATTGGCGCACTATGCAAGGTGTAAACTCTCTAATGTTGTTTTTTAATATAAGCTTTCTGAGGACCTTCCAAAAGGTGTCGCCCTCGTAGGCAGCATTAGCATCGACTACCGACTTGCACTTGGTGGCAAGCCAACGGTATTGAGAAAACATTTGATGCATAGATGCGCCAATGCCTGCACCGCCCCCACTCCCACCATGCGGCGGGCAGATCAAGCCTTCATTCACCAAGCTCAATATATGTTGTTGCACAACCGGATGGGCCAATGCCGCCTTGGGGAAGCCATCCAACAGATTTTCAAATGACATGAACCCGTAGTCGGGACACAACAAAAGTTGATCAGTATGGTCTCCATACACAGCATTGTTATCAATCGTTAGGGTGCGACGGTCCAGCATATACTGCTTTTCCCGATTGGTGAGCGGCGTCCGTTTGGCAACTACCCGGGCAATGCGTGGAAAAATCTTAGACAACGACTTTCTGTAATTCCCCCCTCCATCAACAATGCAATCGTCCCGGCAAAAAAGCGGCCGGGCAAACTTAATGCCATGCGTGCGCTCTAACCAACCGACCTCTTGGGTCGCCCACTTGCGCTCGCTCGCTGTATAGATGAAGAAGTAGCAATTATTTTGGTAAAGCTGCAGCATCGAGGCCATCCATTCTACCAGGCCAGGGCGGATCAAGCCTTGTTCAGGGTAAAAGGCGGCAGGAGGTTGACCTACACCAGCGGGCTTGTACCCGTACTTTTTAAGGACTTGTTGCATTGAGAACCTATGACTTTGAAAGTCAACCCGGCCTGCAATCGTGCCATCCCAATCAATCACAAAGACGACAGGAATGTGCGGATGGGGGTCCATTCTTAATTTCTCTTTCGAGCCGACTTAAGGCTTACTCTATTGAATAGGAATATATATGCAGCATAAGCAAGAGATAACCCAAAGTTTGTCATGGCCTCGCTCAGTGCACTTAACAAGTACCAATCGGCTGTAGAAGCGGCCGAAATGGTGGAGGCGGGCATGTCCTCTGCCTCCTCTTCGTCTCTATCCCCTCCGGCCTCAACGCCGGACCATTTGTCGGACCTTGCTGGGGTGGAGCGCAAGGTGCGCCTATCACATAGTTCCCCGCCATCTATCTCTGCGTCAGCCTCAGCATCAACTTCAGCATCAGGCTCGGAGCCAAAGAAGGTAAAGGATGTCGACGTCAAGAAGCAAGAAAAGGTCATGGTCTATGTTGATCGTCGTGTGTCCCAAACAGCCATGAACATACTTCTTGCCATCAAGTATTACACGAGCCCGCTGCGTCTATACCTAAAGGTTCTTGTTCAGTTCACCACCCCGGCTGCACGTGAGCCCCTCCTTGCTTCCCTTAAAGCCAGCGATTCATTGCGCAGGGATCTTGCAGCGCCATGGGTCGGCGCAGACACCTTCGGCCTAAAGCTCCTTCTTAAGATGCGGCGCATGAGCCGCGAGACCATGCCCCTCTTCAAGCAGAACCGGGATTACATGCGTTTCATGAAGCCCGGCGTTGAGGGCAACACACCTGAGCAGAACCGTGTGGCATACTACCTCTTCAACGAGATGCTGCATCCGGGTGCGGAGCTCGAGGTCAACTTTCATTCGTGGTTCGACAACTTCATCAAGGATGACATCGAAGTCCTCGAGCAGGTGGGGTTCGATCCGGACGATGCTCGTATGGACCTAGTGAAGAAGCTTGCCTTCGAGGTGAACTCGTACGCTGCAGGCATCACCAAGTTGCAACTCAAGTTCAAGTACATGTCCAATGGGCACGTGGCCACAGAGAGCATGGATGCGGAGGAGGCACTAGCCAACATTCACACCATGTTTAGCAAAGACCCGGCGACCGTGGCATGGGCCACCAACATGAATATGTGGGCGATGACGGACGATCCGAAGACTGCTGCCCGCCGTGTTGTTATGCATGGCGGTGGCAAAGTAAAGCGAGCACGCAATGGTGCGGCGCGTAAGAGAACATAAATAGACTTTATGCAGACTTCTCATTGGCAATTTCATTCTTTTTAGAGTTTTGGTAAATGTGCTCAATTGCAAGAGCATATACCCGATCTTTGAGGCGTTTCTTTTGATCATCTGTCATTTCTTGTCCCAACTCATAATCTTCACAATCTGCATCCCATTCTAGCGGTGTGCCAACTGTAAGCATAAAGTTGTCTACCCACACTTTTCTCAATTTACCATCTTTCATAGTGGCGTCCACGAACTCTATAAATGCCAACTGCATGTTGTCAAAGACATCACTCATGATGTCGCTGCAATAACGCAGCTTCCACTTTTTCCCATCGAAGCATTGCATGAAGTCGTCCTTTTTGGTAAGCTTCTTGAGGTTGTGATTTTCGGGATGTTCCGGATGAAAGTGTTTTGATTCAAGGTACTCTATGATACCATCGAGTTTTGTTTTGATGCATCTGGTCATAAACTTTTTAAAGCCCCGGCTTTGTGTGATGTAATCAATGTTTTCTTTTCCGAGGCCGTTGACGTTTACGATGACGCCATTATTTGTGTTGTGCGAGATATTTGTATTGTGGCTATTTATGTTTGTAGTTTGAAAAGTGTTGTTAGAGTTATGACTTGTATTTTGTAATGCCATACATGTAGCTGTGCGTCGATGATGTGATAATGAGCTTGTAGATGAAAATAAACGGTGACATGTTTGACATTCTAGGGGATGTGAAATGTTTTTGCAGTGAATATTGTGTTTCTTCAACGATGACAATCGTGAAAATACCTTATAACAACCAGGGCACTTGTGTAGAATGTTTGCAAGTTCAACATTTGGTGCAACACCATCAACATTTGGTGCAACACCATCAACATTTGGTGCAGCACCATCAACATTTGGTGCAAGAAAGGCAACATTTTCGGCTTCCATGTCTTTTTGTGGTTTATGTACCGCATTGGTGTGCCTATATAGGTTAAAACGCTTTTCTGTAGTGTAGCTACAACATGAACACTTCAGCATTTTAAGGGAGCCGGAATAATTGTTAGTGAGCATCTTATTGCAAGGCTGCGAAAATAAATCATAAATGTAGTGAGCAACCTTACTATAAAATATCCGCAGCTCGTGAGCCACGAGGAGGGGGGGGGGAAATTCGGGATTTGTAATTCATTTTAGAAATATAAAAGATTTGTGTTTCAATGTGTTGCCGGAAAGTGATACCTTGAGAATTGTGAACGAATGATTACACATAGATCCTTTTCTTCTTTACAACAACATAGCGCCCTCCACGACTGCCTATGCGAATCTTGTAAAAATGCCCATTGTGCTTGTGCCGGCCACCTCCCACACTTCCAATGCTATCAAGACGGGCAATCGTGCTAGCGCTTTTGCTTGAAGATGCACTTGAGCTTGGGGTGCTTGGGATAGTACATTTAAATGCACGATGATTATTTGGACTAGCTCGTGGAACTACAGGCGCAATGTGTGGCTTATAAGGTGGTGTATGCTGATAATGGTCCCACATCTGTTTTTGAAATGTTTCCCCAATGAGCCACGGCAAGGACATGTAGTCGGGGACCTTGTGTTCAAAGACACAAAGCGAACCCGCGTTGTCCAAGAAGTATGAACTTATATCGGATGCGACATCCTCCGTAATATCCGGCAAGCCTTTCAACACATCGACCACGTTTGGCATCAGAAAGCCACCAAGCCATATGATGATGCGATGACCATCGTTGTACATGAGCTCTATCGAGCCCTTCTTGACAACTTTCTTAACAAGGTCGTGCTCGCCAATGCGGCCAAAGCGATCGATGGCAACTTGTGTCATAAATGGAATAATCATATAAAGTGTGATGGGTTGTTGAGTAGGTGAATGTGCCTCTCGAAGAACACGAAACACGTTGTTGACTTGTGTTGCCTTTTGCGTCCCTGAGTACGCAGCGTCGTCAAAAGCTACAAACGTGTGTGTGCCTTGCTTAACCATATCTGTGAGTGTCGAGCGATCGGTGAAGTCGGCGGCACACCACGGTGGTCGCTCGAGTGCGTCCCATGCGAGGCTCAGAGCCCACTCGGCACTCTTATGGGTTTGCCCCTTGTTTTTGGAAAGGCGCTCGGTCAGTGCCATCCACTTGGCGTCCGTCAGTC